GGGAAGAAGCCCGACCCCTTGCTTTACAAACATTTTTGGGGAAACTGGCGGTAACCAGCCGGAACTAGTAGCAACTAAACAGCATTTACCCAGGCTTGAAACGGTTGGTTTGAATCAGCACAGTTTTGGGGAGGGGATTTCTGAGTGGGCTTCTAGCCATATGGGCATTGAACTGATGACCTGGCAAAAGCATTGTTTAAACGGCCAACTGTCCCACGATGGTTTAGGCAATCTGCAATTTCGTGAAGCCGTTGTGTCGACAGCCCGACAGCAAGGTAAGTCTGTAGCGCTTCAGGCTTTAATTGGTTGGTGGCTTACTGAAATGGCGGCGCTTCGGGGCAAGCCCCAGGCGGTGCTTTCGGTTGCTAACAAACTTGACAGGGCCGAAGCAATCTTTGGGTTTATTGCCCCAATACTTGTTGACAAATTTGGGGGAAAAGCCGCTAACGCTTTAGGGCGTAAGTCCGTAAAAATGCCTGATGGTTCTACTTGGGAAGTTAGGGCGGCCACGCCAAACCTGCACGGCGGTAGTTATGATTTAATTGTTATAGATGAATTGTGGAACATTTCGGCGGCCGTAGTTGATGAAGCGTTACGGCCTAGCCAAATTGCCAGGGCTAACCCTTTGTTGTCTATGTGGTCAACGGCAGGCGATGAGTCAAGCGCCTGTTTTATAGCCTTTAGGGAACAGGCCATAAGCGAAATAGACAAAGGCGAGACAAGCAATCTTTACTTTGCCGAATACAGCATGGCGCCAGGTAGTGACCCCCGACTAGAGACAAATTGGATTCAGGCCAACCCAGCGATGGGGCAAACCGTGACAGTCGAAGCGCTTAGGGCTGTCAGCAAAAAGGACTCTTTCCTGCGTGCCCATTTAAATATGTGGATTTCGGCCAGGGGCAGTTGGATTTTGCCAGGCCACTGGGACAAACAAAAAACAGATATTGCTATGCCCGCTGGCGGTGTACTTGCTGTTGATACCGACTTAACAGACGGGCGATATGTTGGCGTCAGGTCATCGGTGCATGAATCCAAAGCCCATGTTTGTGTCGAATTCATGGTAGACACCGAAGATTTAATGTGGCAAGAAATAGAACGGGTTATGGCTGATACGACCGTAAGGCTGGTTATCACGCCAGCGTTACATTTACATTTACCGCCAAATTTAGAACGAAGAACATCGGTTATTGGTTACGGGGAACTTTTAAAGTATTCGGGCCTTATACAAAAAATGATTATGGAAGGCAAGGTAAGGCACCGTGGTGAACTGTCTTTGGCTGAACATACCAACAGGGCCGTGTTAACTAAAACTGGTGGCGGTGTCGTTCTGTCTAGTCAAAAATCGCCTGGCCCGATTGAATTGTGCCGGTGCATGGTTTGGGCTATTGCCGAATCGTCACGCCCTAAGGTTGTAGGTAAACCCATGTTTGCTGTATCTACGACACCATGACTTCAGGTAACGCTAATCTTTGTCTAGTCCCTGTCCTGCGTCGGGCAGGGCAGGGACACACCCCCGATAGGAAAACTGACCATGGGAATTTTTAGCACTAACAAAGTTAATAAAGCGGCTATTAGTCCCCAGCCGAAGATTGAAGCCGCCGCTGTAGGTGGTGCCTATTACAGTTCCCAAGTTGCTGGCCCAAACCTTATTGGTGACTGGTGGTCTTACCAGGCGGGACTTTTGCGAAACCGTGCCATGTCGGTGGCCGCCATTAGTCGAAGCCGTGACCTTATGGCTTCAGTTCTTGCCAGTATGCAACTAATGATGTACAGCGAAAAATGGAACGAAACCGAAGGCAAAATGGAAGAAGTACCGTTAGCGCCCCGTTCTTGGCTTCGACAACTTGACCCCGAAATGCCTAATAGTTTTCTGTTCCCTTGGGTATTTGATGACCTTTTCTTTTTCGGAAGGTGCTTTCTTTTTATTACTTCTAGAACTAAAGACGGTTACATGGCTAGCGCCACCCGCTTACCCCAGGGGTCTATTACGACACCTGACCAAAACGGGCCTGTGTGGTTTGGTAAGTCAAAAGAAATCTATTTCAACGGTGGCGCTATAGACCCCAAAGATGTAGTACAGATTTACAGCCCAACCCAAGGCATGATTTTTATGAGTGAACAAACGATAGCAACGGCAATTAAATTAGAAGATGCCCGCTATCGAAACGCAAGTAGCGCCATACCGGCAGGCGTACTTAAACAAACTGGTGGGGAACCGTTAAGCGCTTTAGAACTAGCCGCATTGGCTGAAGCGTTTAACCAGGCAAGAGCAACAAACCAAACAGCCGCTTTAAACGAATATTTGTCGTACACAGAAACTTCGGCCACGCCTGACAAAATGCTTTTGATTGACGCCGCCGAATATCAAAGTAAGCAAATCGCTAACTTGTGCAACATTCCCCCGTATCTATTAGGTATTTCTACTGGTTCATACGCCTACACAAATAGCGAAGGCGCCAAGTCTGACCTTTGGACATTCGGCCTGTCAATGTACGCCCAGGCGATTACTGACGCCTTGTCTCAACAGTTGCCTGCCGGTGGGCCTCGTAACTGAACGAGTCGACACAGGTTCTGAAATGCTTATTGCAATGAAAATTAGCGCCACAAACTTAGGGAACGAAGCCCTGGTGTTAGCCGCCGACAATGTTATGGAACTTTCAGTAGGCGTAAACCCGACAGAATTTTCGTATGACAAAGACGGCAATATGACTATTCAAGCCGCTGAATGGACAGAGATTTCTCTAGTCCCCACGGCCGCTTTTAAAGGTAGTACCATAAGCCAAGTAGCGGCCTCAGAACCCGAAGCCGTAGAACCAGTAACGGAGAAAATCGCAATGGAAACCCCCGAAGTTATCGAAGAAGTAACAATCCCAACGGCGCCAATTTTCGCAACAGCGAAGCGTGAACCCCGTTTGCCAAACGCTTTTGAATTCATGGCCGCTATCCACAAAGGTGGAATTGAAGCCGCTAACGCCAACAAAGTTTGGGAAGATTACCGCCAGTATCACAAGTCGCCGATTGAAGCGGCCGCTGGCGATGTAGTCACTTCGAATGTGGCCGGTGTGGTTCCGTTGCCGTTGCTTGGGCCTGTGTTTGCGGATATTAACTACATTGCCCCGCTTTTGACAGCCGTGGGAACTAGGGCTATGCCTGGCGGCGGTACTGGTTCAACCTTTATTCGCCCAACATGGACAACCCACCCAACCGTTGCAGAACAGGCCGCCCAACTTGACGCTGTGTCAGCAACTACCAGCGTTATCGCCGCCAACACCGTCACCAAAAAAACTTTTGCTGGTGCCACCACTTTGTCCTACCAAACGGTTGACTTCACAGACCCCGCCGCAATGGCCGTGATTATGCAGGACTTGGCAGGCCAGTACCTTTTGGCTATTGACAACTTCGCTTGTGACAACCTTGTGGCCGCCGCTTCTTCAGATGGTGTTTGGAACTTGACCCCCGAAGACTTGATCAAGTCAATCTATGATTGTGCTGTTACTTCAGCAGCTGCAACCAACTTCTTGCCAACCCACATTGCTGTCGACCCAGCAACCTGGGGCTTGATTGGTCAACTCGTAGACGACAACAAGCGCCCGATTTTCCCAGCAATTGGTGCACCTGGCCTTGTCGGTCAGAACACCCTTGGCGCTGGTTCAGCGGTTTCATACTCAGGTATGAACCCGTTGGGCTTGAACATCATCGTAGACCGCAACTTCGCCGCTAAGACCATGGTCATTTTCAACGCTAACGCTTACGAAATTTACCGTGCTGACCGTGGCCTGCTTTCGGTTGAAAACCCCAGCACCGTTTCACGCACCATGTCAATGTTCGGTTACGCCGCAACCTTTGCTGCTAACTCAAGCATGATTCGCAAAATCACCCAGGCTTAGTCGAAAGGCGGTTAGCCGCCCATGGCTGTTTACTCTGTTATCTTCCACCAGCGTTTGGACAATTACGCAGTTGTTCAAACGCTGACGGAACCCGAACTGGGTTTGGGTCAATCGTTCACGCTTGCAGGTGTAGGTCACGGCCTGAACGGCACACACACGGTTTACGACTTGCCCCCATACCTGTTTACTGGTGTCACCAGTAGCGGTGATCTCACATTTGACTACGCAATACCGATTCCAAATCAGGTGTTGTTTTATGATGTCGATGACGATCTAAACCGAACTGCCGCTATCCCACCTGGCACCCTGACTTTCACCGAAACTTGTACGTGGATTACGGGCACACAGATTGGCACCTGGCTAGGTATTGCTTTGGCTGGTGTTGACGAAACGGCCTTTTTGACTCAGTGTGCTAACAGCGCCAACAACTTCATTTTTCGTAGACGTCAAGAATCTGGCTACACCGACCAATTGACCGTTGTCCCCAGTGCAGATGTAGAGCTCGCCACGATCATGATGGGTGGCTCGATTTACAGACAGCGTGGCGCCATAGACCAATTTGCAAGTTTTAACGACATGGGCACAGCTGCAGTGTCAGGCCTGTCGCCGTTAATCAAACAGTTAGCCGGTATCCCACGGCCAGCGGTTGCGTGATGACTGTTTACACCGACCTGTTTAATGAGGCCATAGATGACCTAGCGACAACGCTGGCAACCATCACAGGTTTGCGTGTGGTGTTTGACCCTGAGAAGATCAACCCACCCTGCGTGTTTATTGACGCACCCAGTTTTGACGCCTTTAACTACAACATCGTCACCATGAATTTTTCGGTAAAAGTAGTGACACTAGGGCCAGGCAATTTGGACGGCTT